ATGGTGAAATGGGATATCACACGAGATTCCGGTTCTCGCGTTGTGGGTTCGAATCCTGCTAGGCGCGTCAAAATGCTGATATACCAGTACTTACGGACGTTTTACAAGGTTGAACAACACGAGATTAAGCCTAAAAAATCTTGCGTTGCCTTGAAGTCTCTTTCTACTCGAAAGGGGCTTTTTTTTATATGCGAAAAAACAAGCTAGATGAAAAGGTTGTACAAGCGCTCCAAACATTTGATAGGATCAAGGAAAAGTCATTTGATGAAGCGCTTGAGGACTTTTGCGAGGATAGAAGAAGGTCAGGCACTAGAGAAAGTACCATCGTGTATTATCAAAAAGAGCTGTCGTTGTTTAGACGTTTTATAGTACGCGAAAAAGAAGGCGTTATTAAAGTATCGGAAATAGACAAGGAATTACTTGATGGCTTTGTAAACTATCTTAGAGACGAAAGAGGAAACAACATAGGTGGGGTCAATGCAAAAATTCGCGCGGTTAGGGTGTTTATGTTTTATTGCGCGGAAATGAAATACATATTAAACAATCCAGCAGAGAACTGGAAGCAGATTAAAGGGAAAGAACCAGAGATAAATGCATTTACATCTTCGCAAATAAAAGCATTGTTAAAGCAGGCCGACCGACAAACATTTACAGGATTGAGAGATTATAACCTAATGCTTTTCCTGCTGGATACAGGCGCAAGGATTAGCGAAGCACTATCTGTAAAAGTAGACGATGTTCTAATGGCAGAAGGTCGAGTATTCCTAAGAAACACAAAAAGCAACCTAAATCGTTATGTTCCAATTTCTGATCGGCTAAAAAATGAACTTAAACAGTATATTCGCGTGCATGATGGTATGAGTGAATATTTGTTTTGCAGCCTAGACGGTCAGTTACTAAATAGGAATAGGTTCCGTTACATTCTACATACATACGGCAAAGAGGCAGAGATTAAAAATGTTAGATGCTCTCCACACACGTTTAGACATACATTTGCTAAGTTCTATATTTTGAATGGCGGCGATGCATTTAGCTTGATGCAAATAATGGGCCATTCAACATTAGACATGACAAAGAAATACGTTAGGTTATTTAGTACTGATGTTGTGAACAAGCACAAGCAGTACAGTCCAATAAACAACCTATAAAGTCGGAAAGAAAAAAGACAAAGAAAAGAACAAAAAAAGATCAAGAATGGAACAATCATTGCGCTTTTACCGTGTTATTCTGTTAACATCGGAAAAGCAATAAGCCGATAGGGGCAATGTTGTACACAATAAATAATTTTCTGTAAACTTATAGATTTTTCCCTTATTTTATGTTATAGTAAAGGTGACAAAAACAAGGGGAGTGATAAGTATGATGAAGGCATTGTTTAGTATTCTTAGAGTTATGGGTGATGCGAAAGCTGTCGGTAATGGTACTTATCACAAGCGGGTTGCACGTCGGGCCATTCGTAAGCCAGTAAACAGAGCTATAAATAATTTGTTTAAATAAGCTGCTCATTCCTGTGGGCAGCTATTTATTTTGTCCTGTGTAATTTGTTGCAGGAAAGGCACGTTCGCTGTCGAAGTATGGGGGCGGAGGTGCGATATTTGAACCCTGAATTAAAAGAAAAGCTAGAGGAGTTTTGTAGGTGTTTTGAGAAGGAAGAAAAATTTTTAAATATTGAACAAGGTAACTATAAAAAACTAATCTATCATTTATATGAAAAATTTAAAAGAACTTCCTTGTTATATATTGATGCCTTTAACAGCACAACATTAAAGTTTCCCGAAATTGAGTTAATACCTTTATTAAGAGTTTTAATTGAGACTAACCTACATTTAACATATGTACTAAAAGGGATAGATAACAAAAATGAGATTGAAAAAATGTATGAACAAAACGAAAAGCATGGTTTTTGGCTTACTGCTAAGTTATTAAACGAGAAAAAGGAAAAAACTCCAGAAGAACAAAAATTTATTGATAGGTTTTATAAAGGTAAAGAAGATAGAGAACCTAAAAGGAATATAATTTTTAAAAGTATAAAGGTGTTAGCTCAGAAAACTAATAAGGAGATTTTTTATTATAATTATTATTTAGCCTTCAATAACTTTGTGCACTATAATAGTTCAACATACGTGAATTATACTTATCAAGAGGATAACAATCATTATTTTTATAGTTCTGGAAAGAGATCATTAGATCATAGCGAAGAGTTACAAAAGGTTTTTGATATGGTTATATTAAATACATTTGCAGAGTTAAATGTTTTTCTTGGATCAGATGAAATAGCCGATAAATATAATGCTATGTATTATTTAACATCCTTAAAAGATGTTGAAATAAAACATTAACATCCATCTAACAGGTGGGTGTTTTTATTATGTCTAAGGAGTGAAGGTTAATGACTCAATTAGAATATGAGCTAACGATGTGCGAACTCATTTGCTATCCAGATGTGCGACTTGAATCGAAGCAAGGCATCGATAATGCGATTGATAAGATGACACGGGATCAGCGTTTCGATTTGTTTCATCTAAAATGCAATCCAGATGCAACCAAACCAGAATCCAAATCGCTTTTAGCAATTGTATTTTCCGAAATCCAAAAAGTAAATTCGAATATCAAAAATACAAAAGGTGAATCGGATGCCGCCGAAGCCACTTAGGAAATGCAAATCGCCAGGCTGTGGGAAGTTAACAAGGGACCGGTATTGCGAAGACCATGAACATCTAATTGAAAAGGACAAACGTGATAAGTGGATTCAATATGACAGAACCAAAAGGTATGCTGAGGATAACAAATCCTATCATGCTTTCTATAAGAGTCCGCAATGGATCGGCATGAGGGAAGCAGTGAAGCGTAGAGATCATGGGCTGTGTGTCAAATGCAAATCACAAAACAGATTGGTGCCGATGGATGTTGTGGACCATATCATACCTATCAAAGAAGACTGGTCACTACGGCTAAACCCAGAGAACCTACAGTCATTGTGTCATGCTTGTCATAACCTGAAGACTGCAAAAGAAAAAGCAAAAAGGGAAATGTAAATTGCAAATCGGAAATTGGAAATCGAAAATGCAAATGGCAATTTGAAATTCGGAATTGGGATTTAGGATTCGGATTTTAGATTGCCATTCTTTATTGCCTTCTGAGCCGCTCATATTTGCCTGTGTAGCGACTTAGAAGGGAGTGAGGGAATTTGTATTGCTCTCAGCTGTGGACAGCCACAACGGCAACAACAGCCACACAGACGGGGCAAAAAAAGAAACAACCACTAGGACACGAAAAAGAAAGCGGAAAAGAAAAAAGCGGAAACGATTTGGGAAGAGGAAATGGAAAACAAATGGAAATACCCCCACCTCAAAATCCTTAGAAAATCCAATCCCAGCACCGCTCGGCCCGCCTTTTTCGTACAAAATTCGTTTTATTATATTTTTCTGTATGTGAATAATTTCCATTTTAGCTGGAAAGGAGTGATTTTATGGGTAGAAATGCAAAGCCAATCGATTTGCACCTGGTAGGCGGCAACAAAAGCCGAAAAACAAAGAAAGAAATTGAACAGAGAAAAAAAGGGGAAGAACAAGTTTCCTTTAAGTCAGATAATGTTGTGGTTCCTGATTGGTTAAGTGATCGAGGAAAAGAAATTTTCAAACAACTGCTTGATGAATTTAAGTATACACAACTTTTAGCGAATGTCGATACCCATTTACTCGGCTTCTTTTGCGATGCTATGGATGATTATATAAATATCAGCAAACTTATCAGGCAAAAAGGTTATTTAGATGGAGAAGGGAATGCAAATCAACTTCTTACTAAGAAAAAACATGTTTTTGACCAAGCTATGAAGGTAGCAAGCCAATTCGGTCTGTCTCCTTCGGATAGGGCGAAAATCGCAATGAATATCGTTACAAAGGAAGTCGAACAGGATGATGGTGGGTCATTCAGTGGTCGTATATGACACTTTTAGAACGGGTTTATCAATACTCTATAGATGTTTCAGAAGGTAAAATCATTGCTTGTAAAAAACACAAACAAGCAGTTGAACGCTTTTTAAAGGATTTAGAGCGGTCCATTTATGATGAGGACTGCTATTTTTATTTTGATAACAACGAACTTGAAGAATTTAACGAATGGGCTTCTTTGTTCAGACACACAAAAGGCGTGCTGGCTGGACAACGAATAGAGCTTACTGATTTCCAACTGTTTATTGCAGCTAATATCTTTTGTTTTAAACGTAAAGACAATGATTATCGTAAGATTTCCAGTGTTTACATTCAACTAGCAAGGAAAAATGCAAAATCTCAATTACTTGCTATTATAAGTTCCTACGTCGCGTTCTTATCCGATCAGGTGGAAGAAGTATATATTTCAGGTTGGATGAAAGAACAGTCTGATATTGTTTATCAGGAAATTTTAAAGCAGCTTGAGAGAGTTCCTTCTTTTAAGGGAAAATATAAGACTTCTTATAATCGCATACAACATATTAAATCAGGCTCAATCATAAGGGCTTTGAGTCGAGAAGCAAGACAGTTTGGAGAAGGAACAAATCCATCCCTGGCTATTTTGGATGAATATCATACCCATCTTACTAGTGAAATTATGGAGTCTTTAGAAGAAGGTATGGGGGCAAGAATAAATCCACTGTCAGTTATTATAACTACAGCGGGAAGGAACCTAAACTCACCATGTAAGGCTGAATATGATTATTGTTCAAAGATTATTGACCCACACAACCCTGTGGAGAATGAAAATTACTTTGTTTTAATTTGCGAATTGGATGAAGGGGACGATCCATTTGACGAGAGTCTATGGGTTAAGGCTAATCCTATAGCAGCAACTTACCCTGAAGGTATAGAAGCTATTAGAAAACGTGCTAAAAAAGCTAAAGACGCAGATGATTCAATGACTTCGTATTTGACGAAGCGAATGAATATCTGGGTAAGCGCACAAGAGAGCGGGTATCTTGATACTGCCAAATGGAACAACTGCCTTTCCACAGAGAAAATAGACTTGAAAGGTAGAAAAGTATATCTTGGTCTTGATTTAGCCACGAAACATGACTTGTGTTCACTTGGGATCGTTATTCCATTAGAAAATGAGAGATTCTATGTTGATTCTCATTCGTTCTGTCCTTCGGAGTCACTTGAGGAAAGGATTAAAACGGATAGGGCGCCATTTAAGAAATGGCTAAGACAAGGATTACTCACTCAAACAGAAGGGGCTGTAACAGATTTTAGTTACATTTTAGATCATGTGGAAATGCTAATTAGACAATATGAATGGGAAGTACTGGAAGTATGCTATGACCCACATGAAGCGTCTTATTTTTCCCAGGAAATGACGGAGAAAGGCTATACAATGGTTGAGGTAAAACAGAACATTGCAACTCAGCATGAACCACTCACAGAATTTAGAGAGAAAGTGTTAAAAGGTGAGATCATCCATAATGGCAACGGCCTGCTTACATGGGCAATCGGCAACGCCGTCACCGTCAGCAACAGCGACGACAGAATAAAATTGAGCAAAAGCAAGTCCACAGAGCGCATTGATCCGATTGCTGCTGTGATCGATGCGTTTTCTCGTGCCATGTATTGCGAGGAATCAATAGACTATAACAAGCTTTTTCTTTCAAAAGGATTTAGCTTTTAGGGGGAGCTTATGAGCAAAGAGAAAGGTGAAAAAGCATGGTTTAAGAAGCTTTTAGCGATGTTTTTGCTAGCGTTAAATGATTTCTTATTTATTATTGGAGCAGTTTTTATATTGGTAGCAACTTATAGATATAGTACAAACATCGGTCTTATATTGACGGGTGTATTTTTTATGTTTTATTCGTTCTTGTTATCAAAACAGAGGGGGTGAATTAGATGTTAATGGAACGTTTATTTGAGAAACGGTCTGATAATCCTGTGGGAAGCTGGTCGCCTAAAAGTGTACCTGATTGGGTTTTTGATATGTTTGGTTCAAAGGATACTGCTAGTGGCGAAAAAGTAAGCGAAACAACGGCTCTTGTCCATCCAGACATATTTACATGTGTTAATGTGCTTTCAGATGATGTTGCGAAACTGCCTATTCATACATTTCAAAGAAAAAATGGTGCTATACATCCTGTTTCTGACCATCCTGTATCTAAACTTTTATATATACGTCCAAACAAGTACATGACCTCATTCACATGGAAAAAGTTAATGATGGTTCATCTTGGTACCTGGGGAAATGGGTATTCTGCAATTAAATCTGACAAGGACGGGAAAGTTATAGAAATCTTACCTTTAAATCCTGCAAGCACTTCTCCCTATATAAACCCCGATACTGGCATGCTATGGTATGAAACGGTGATTAATAATGAATGTATCGAATTATACGCAGATGAGGTTTTACATTTTAAGGGTTTAAGTGAGGATGGCATAATTGGGAAATCTCCAATCGCTGTAGTCAGGGAACATGTAGGGGCACAAGCGGCAGCTACAAAGTACAATTCAAGACTTTATAAAAATGATGCTACTCCACGCGGTATTTTAAAAGTACCGCAGTTATTAGAAGAGGACGCTAAAACAGCCGCACGGAAAGAATGGAAGCGGGTAAACAAGGGTGAAAATATTGCAATTATAGACGCTGGGCTTGAATACCAGTCGATTTCAATGCCGCTTCAAGACGCTCAATTTGTTGAAAGTATGAAATACAACAAGGCCCAAATTGCAGCTCTATATAAAATACCGCTTCATAAAGTAAACGAGCTTGACCGTGCTACTTTTAATAATATTGAGCATCAAGCTATTGAATATGTGAAAAACACACTACAACCTTGGATAGTCGCTTTTGAACAAGAATTGGCAGCAAAACTTTTTACTGACCACGAATTTGATGATCTGAATTACTATCTAAAGTTCAACGTTAATTCAGAACTTCGTGGAGATGCCAAAAGTCGGGCTGAGTATTATGAAATCATGCATCGCATTTCAGGACTAAATACCGATGAAATCCGAGCATTTGAAGAGATGAACGCGATACCTAACGGTGATAGGCATGTAATTTCTCTGAATTACACTTTCCTGGATATTTTAGAAGAATACCAACTTGCCAAAGCTGGAGCATTGAAAGGAGGTGGTGTAAATGGACAAGAATCAGGAAATACGCCAGCTAACAACGAAAATTGAAGTTAGATCATTAGAAGGTGAAGAAGAAAAAGGCGAATATGTAGAAGGCTATGCTCTGAAATTCGAAAAGTGGTCAGAGCGCCTTTGGTATTTCAAAGAAATTTTGTCAAGAGGTTCTCTTGATGAAACGGACATGTCTAATGTTATCGCTTGTTTTAATCATAATGAGAGCTATCCACTGGCAAGAAATACGGCATCTGGTGATACTGGAAAGCTTGAATTAGAGGTTGATAACATTGGACTTAAATTCAGATTTAAACCAACATCCACTTCTTACTCAAAAGATTTAGTTGAAAATATTCGCGCTGGAATTATTAATCAGTGTTCCTTTTCTTTTGAGTTGGATTTCTCTGACGAGAATGTAGACGAATGGCGTTATAACGAAAAAGAAGACATTTATGAAAGACGCATCAATAAAATTCATCGCTTGCATGACATATCAATTGTCACCACTCCTGCATATTCAGATACAGAAGCCGTGGTCGGCGCTCGTAGTAAGAAGAAAGCAGAAGAGCTGTGGGAAGCCAGAAAGAAGCCAAAAGCAGAACTTGAAAAAATGAAACTAGAATTAGACCTGTTAAATCTATAGGTCTATTTTTTATGTCCAAAAATCGAGAGGGGAAAAGAAAATGACTAAAAAAGAACGTGAATTACGCCAATTGTTAAAAACAAAACGTGAGGCTACTGAAAAAGCAATCGAAGAAGGTAAGAATGAAGAAGCTCGGTCGTTAATGGATGAAGCGAAAGGGATTAAGAATCAAATTGATCTATTGATTGAGGCGCGGGAACTTGATGCCCCTGACACCGAGGAACGTGATTTTGTTCCTGAAAAAGAGCGTAAACCACAAGAAGATAAAGAGGAGCAGCGTGAATTCATCGCTACAAAAGAATATCGACAAGCTTGGTTCAAGGTCTTAACTGGTAAGGAAGATGATTTATCCCAGGAAGAACGTGGTATGTTGCAAAAAGTCATCAAGGAAAATCGCCAGTTGTCTGCTGGTTCTGATAAAGATGGTGGATATACAGTTCCAGAAGATATTTCACGTGAGATTTTAAAATCTATCCATGAAATGAACACTGTGCGAAATCTTGTAACGGTCGTTCCTAAGAATACTTCTTACGGTAACTATACTGTTCGCAAAGGTGTTGCTCAAAAGCTTTATAACACGGCTGAAAAAGAGCAAATCAAAGAACTAAAGAACATGGAATTTGACCAAATCACATGGAATATTAAAAAGTTTGCTGGCTTCTTGCCAATTTCAAGCGAACTTCTTGATGATTCTTTTTTAAACTTCACGCGAGAAATCATTGATTGGTTGTCTGAATCAGCTTTGACAACTGAAAACGATGAAATCTTTTACGGGAAAGGCGACGAAAATGTTGAGGGCTTGCTGACAAATGATGTGTTTAAGCGGATTACTGCTCCTGATGAAATTACTATTAAATTCTTGCGTCGTGTAAAAAACTCTATTGTTCAAGGCTACCGCCGCAACGCTGTATGGGTTATGAACACAGAGGCGTTTGAGACGTTAGCAAACATTGAGGACAAGAACGGTCGTGGTATTCTTGCGGCTGATCCACGTAACGAAGATGCCTTTAACCTTTTCGGTCGCCCTGTCCATGTTTACGATGAAATTGTAACGGATGATGAAACAAAAACAACGCAAATTCTGTTTGGTGACATTAAGCGCTGCTATCGTATGTTTGACCGGAAACGCTTTGAGATTAAATCCACAGACGTTGGAGCAGACGCTTTCTTGACTGATCAAACATACTTCCGCGGAATCGAACGTTTTGACGGCCGCATTGTTGATCCAGAAGGTGTTGTTATTGTAGAAGGATTAAAAGTAGCAGAAGGCGAGGAAGTTACACCCTAACCCTCCCCAAACATTGACTTCCTCCAGCGCTGATAGTACGTCTGTCACGCTGGAATGGTCATAGGGGAAGAAAGGAGATTATGTATGGTTACTTATAATGTTTATCGCGACGGTGAAAAGGTAGCGTCTGATCTTAAGGAAAAGACATACACCGATACAGGGCTTGAACCTGATACAACATACGAATACCAAGTAAGTGCTGAAAATGAAGCTGGTGAGTCTGAGCTATCTGAGCCGATTGAAGTGACAACTAAACCAATCGAAGTGACAAGTGTCACTCTGTCACAGAAGACAATGACACTCGAAGAAGGAGCAACTAAAACGCTAACGGCAACAGTTGAGCCTTCCAATGCAACTGATAAGACGGTGCGCTATACAACATCTGACCGGGATATTGCGACCGTTAGCACTTCAGGCGAGGTGCGTACAGTGACAGGAGTAAAAGCTGGAACGGCGACAATTACTGCTCGCGCTGGTGAGCAAAGTGATGTTTGCACAGTCACTGTAAAAGCTCCACCACCGCCGCCTGAGCCAGAACCGGAACCAGAGGAACCGGAAGACGATGCTTAAGGAAGTCAAGCAATATTTGCGAATAGAAGAAGATTGGACTGAAGAAGATCAGCTAATTGAAAGTATGATCGAAGCGGGCAAAATCTTTATTAAGCAATCCACAGGAAAGGCATTTAACGAGCAGAATGATCTGCATAAGTTATGCCTTTCTTTGTACGTGGCTCATAACTATGAAAACCGAGATACTTACACGCTTGACAAGCATAAAGATTTATCTTTTAGCCTTGCTAACATGCTCACATTAATTAAGTATGGGAGTGATGAAATTGAAGACTCCCAGGATGATTAATGCTGGCCACTTTAACAAGCGAATAGAAATTGAAGTTTATAAGGGCGACTTTAATGAAAATGGCATGTGGGTAAAAGATTGGTTTCCATATACAAAGGCAATGGCGTTTATTCAGGTGAAGCAGCTAAAGGAAATCAGTGAGAACGACGTTCAAACACGAGAAGGCTATACTGAAATGACCATCAGGCAAAATAAAAAGACAATGGCGATTGAAACCGGTATGCGAGTCAAACAAAAGGTGTTTGGGCAAGAGTTGCTTTATAAGGTTGATGACATTGATTATCGACCAAATGACAACAAATACATGACTTTAAAGTGTATAAAGGAGTGATCTCATGGAGTTTGAAGTTTTGAATTGGGATGCTCTTTTGAAACAAGTAGAAGAATTAGGGCGGAACGTTAATCGCGCTGAAAATGCAGCTATTAAAGCAGGTGCGGAAGTTGCTTTGCCAGTCATGAAACAGGAAGTCCCACGTTCGAATATCAGTGCTGCAGATTACAAGCACATGGTTGATGATATTCAAGTAAGCAGGGTAAAAAATGTAGATGGTGTAAAGATGGTTGAGGTTGGCCCATCTGCTGGAAAAGGCGGTACGAGGTGGCGTGCTCATTTCCTAATTAATGGAACAAAGTTTATGCCGCCGAATGATTTTGTTTTGAGAACAGCCCAACGTACGAAAGGTCAAATTCAAATTGCTATGTTGCAAGAATTGCAAAAGAAAGTGATGGGCTGGCTATGAAAATTATAGATCGTACTGTTCAATTGGCACTGCAAAACGATTCGGAGTTGCGCCAGTCTGTGGGCAGCAAGGTTTTTCGTTACGTGGTGCCTGTCGCTTTTGAAGAAGACTGGCCGTTTATCCGCGTCGCCAGCATCAACAACATCGACACCCAATACGCCGACGACAAGGCGACTGACTCAACGATCACCATTCAAGTGGATGTATGGGACAAAGACCCTGATCCGCTTCTTCCGCACGTCGACAGAGTGATGAAATCGATGAACTTTAAACGAATTAGCGCCTATCCAGAGTTTAATGACAAGAAAAATGAAGTACGCATGATTCTGCGCTATGAAACACTAACTAAACTGTAAAGGATGATACAAATGAGCGGAAATAAAACAACTCAAGGTTCAAAATCTTATATTGGATTGAGAGACCTTGTTTACGCAAAACTATTAGAAGACGTAAAAGGGAGTCTCCCTGTATATGGACCTGTCAAAAGTTTAGCCCCAGCCAAAACGGCATCCATTAACCCTAACTCTTCAAGCTCAACGGAATATGCTGATGATGGTATCCTGGATGTCTTTGATTCAAATGGTGCTTATACTGTGTCATTTACGACAGCTGGTATTGATGATGAAGTACTTGCTGATCTATTGGGAGCTAAATACGAAGATGGCGGGACGGAATACCACAAGGATCGCCGATCACCTTTTGTTGCTGTGGGATATAAATCTAAAAAAGCTGATGGTACGTTTGCGTATATGTGGCTATTAAAAGGCAAGTTTAACAACATTAACAGAGAGCACAATACACAAGAGGATTCAATCACTCCACAAGGAAATACGCTAGAAGGTACATTTATTGACCGTGATTCAGACGGACTTTTCAAACATGTGTTAAATACAGCAAAAGCGCCTGAAGAGACGATTGAAAACTACTTCAAAAATGTTTACGGTGCTGCTACTGAGAGTGACGAAGATACAACTCCCTGATCCGCCCCAATCATTGACGGCTGAAGCTAGTGAGACGTCTGTCGATCTTCGGTGGTCATAGGGGACATAAAGCATTCGAGGGTTGGCATAACGCCAGCCCTTTTAATTTGGACTTATAAAATTTTTAGAGGTGATCGGACATGGAAATTACGCTACGTATCGACGGTAAAGATAAGACATTTGTAAACTCTTTCGTGCCTTTTGAAATGCGCAGAAAGGCATTAGAACTTGATAAATATGCGACTCAAAAAAATGCTGACCCAATTAAGCTATTTGATAAACAAGCTGCATTTATCGTAGAGGTATTTGGTAACCAATTTACAGTTGAAGAATTTAAAGCTGGGTTTAACGCAATAGGCGCGCAGGATGCCCTATATGACTTGATTGCAGTTAATGTCCTTGGTCAAACACCGAGGGATGTACTAGAAGAACAGGAAAGACGCCTGGGAAAGATGCTGGAGCAACAAGCCCAAGAGAACAAGCAGAAATAGAAAAATTAAAAAAAATGACGAAGCACGAGCGTGCTGTTTATCGTTATGAAAAATTTCTTGATTTTTATCTATTGGAAGAGTCGAAAGGCATTCCAATTTATCAACTTGAGAAAACAGACGTGAACTTGTATTTCGAGTTACGAGCACATAGAAAAAAACGTGAACGAGAACAAAATGAGATTGAAACAACTCCTGACGGGGAGCCAGTTCCGAATGCAACGATTGATGAGGTATTTAACATCTGAGGAAAGGAGGTAAACCTATGTTTGGTAGTGCTTTTGGCAGTGCATCAGATGCAACGGTCCTGCGTGTCGGCTGGGACGCCTCTGCTGTGGATAGCGGAGTAAGTAACCTAAACAGTCGCTTGTCGGCCGCTCGCTCTGAAATGCGTGCAACTGGCGCGCAAATGGGCGGCTTTGGAAGATCAACAGAAGGCTTGCGTAAAAAACAAGAAGGATTAAATAAGATTTATGAGCTGCAAGGGCAGAAGGTTAAAGACTTAGAAGGCAACTATCAACGTTTGGTAGCTGAGAAGGGCGCTGAATCTAAGGCTGCTATTGATGCTTCCAGGCACTATAATAATGCCTTAGCTGAATACGCCAAAATGGAAAGCCAACTACAAGACTTAACAAAAGAAATTGCTTTCCAAGAATCCGCTTGGGGCAGAATGGAAAGCGGTCTAACGGGCTTTTCGCAATCCACAGGCAGGCTGGCTGACGGTTTTGGCAATGCAGGCAGAAAGATGACAATGGGGCTGACTCTGCCTATTGTAGGTATTGGTACGGCTGTCCTTAAAACTGGTATGGAATTTGAAAAGTCCATGTCGAAAGTACAAGCTCTTTCTGGCGCTTCGGCTGAAGAGATGGCGAAAATGGAAGCCCAAGCAAAGGAGTTAGGTGAAAGCACTGTCTTTAGTGCGTCACAAGCTGCTGAAGCACAAGCCTTTTTGGCTATGGCAGGATGGGAAGTTGCTGACATTTATGACGCTATGCCAGGCTTGCTTAACCTTGCGGCAGCGGGGCAGATGGAACTTGGCCGGACTGCTGATATTACGTCAAACATCATGCAGGCGTTCGCGATCAATGCGAATGAAGCTGGCAGAGTATCGGATGTACTTGCCGAGGCAGCGTCCAACTCAAATACTGACATCGAAATGCTAGGGGAAGCGATGGAATATGCAGCCCCAACCGCAAATGTTTTTGGTTGGTCAGTAGAAGAAACAACAGCAGCCCTAATGAGCTTTGGTGATGCGGGTATCCAAGGCGGTAAAGCTGGGCAAGCTTGGTCGACATCGTTGCAGCGTTTGTCTAAACCAACCAGACAAATGCGCGACTTAATGGAAGAATTAAATATACAGATGTTTGATTCTGAAGGTGTCATGAAACCTCTGCCAGATCTAGTCGGCGAGATCGAAAAAGCGACTAAGGGTATGACAGACGAGCAGCAAGCGAATGTTATCACTACGCTGTTTGGTAACCAAGCCTTTAAACATTGGGCGATACTACTCGAAGAGGGTTCTGAGGAGTTGGCCAACACAACTGAGCAGCTAGAAAACTCAGAAGGCGCTGCACAAAATATGGCAGATACCATGTTGGACAATGCATATGGTTCCTTTGTCGAATTGAAGTCTGCTGCCGAGGGATTGGCAATCCAATTTTCCGAACACATGATACCACATTTCATTACCTTAACTGATAAGGCAACCGAACTTGTGCGTTGGTTTGGTAGCCTTGATAAAGACACACAAAAATACATCCTCACCGCTGCTGGTATTGCTGCTGTATTAGGTCCGGCTGCAATCGTTCTTTCAACGACATTAAGATCAGTATCCTATCTTTCCGGCGGATTAGCTAAAGCAGTTGGGGCGTTTGGCAGATACACAACAGGTGCAAAAGTAGCTCAATCCCAAACGACGAAATTTGGTGCATCCGCACAGCTTGCAGGTACTCAAGTCGTTGCTGGTACAAAAAATGTTGGTCGTTTTGGTGGAGCGCTTGGCAAAATCGGTGGTATTGCATCTCTAGCTGGTCTTGGCATGCTCGCGTTTGGTGATGACAGCCAACAGGGGCTAGGAACAGCATTATTATTTGCCCCTGAAATTGGTAAGCTTGGCAAAGGCATCTTTGATCTTGGTTCTAAAGCTGTAAAAGGCGGTGGCAAGCTAATAGGATTTGGCAAAAACGCATCAACGGCTAGTAAAGGTATCGGCACTCTCGCAAGGGGAGTAGGTACGTTTGGTAGTCGAGCTGCAGCACTTGGAGGGCCAATCGGTATTGGCGTTGCCGCGATCACGGGACTAGGCATAGCGGGCTATGAGGTTTACGAGCATTATAAAGATAAGGTGATGCCGACCTTTGATTCTTTCGGAGATATTGTCATGGACAATGGCGAAAAGATCAGCGAGTCTACTGCCAAACAGTTAGACGCCTTTAAAGCGTTGTCTGATGAAGCTATGATTGAAATCAATAAGCTTTCCTGGGGATCTCAAGAAGTCACCGATGAAATGGCATCTAACCTAACAGGTAAGTTTTCCGAAATGGGAACGATGATTAAAGACGAATTGAACAAAAACTACACCAAGTCCCAAGAAGATTTGGAGAAGTTTTTAGGTCAATCCGAAGTCATTACAGCCGAACATCAAGCTGAAATCCAAAAACGGTATGAAGATCATTACAATGCGCGAGTTTCCCACACGGAAGAAATGGAAGGGCGCATAAATGATATAGTTCAAACCGCTGCTGACGAAAATCGCTCTATAACTGATGCGGAACGGGCTGAGATCAACCGAATTAAAGATTCCATGATGGAAGCGAATGTTAGAGCTGTCGCGCAAGGAAGCGAAGAACAGCAAGCGATTATGACCCATTTGAAACACTTATCTAGTGAAATAAATGCAGAACAAGCTGCAGACACAGTTAAGAAATCTTTAGAAGCAAAGGAAGGAGCTATAAAAGCTGCTGATGAAAGAGCAACAGAAGTAATCAATTGGGCAAATAAGCAAGTTGAGGAAACCGGTTTGTTATCTCGCGAGGAAGCTGATCAAATTATTGCAGAAGCAAAGCGAAGAAGAGATGAAGAGATTACTGCTGCAGAAGATGCACATATAGGAGTTGTAAGAGAAGCGCAGAAACAAGCAAAAGGACATATAGATCAGGTCAACTGGGAAACAGGCGAAGTACTGTCTACTTGGGACAATTTTGTAAATGATCTAAGAGATTTTGTCAATTACGTTACTGGCAATATTAACAAAGTATTAGACTTTTTCGGAATCCCGAAAATCCCAAAATGGGAAGGCTCAAAATCTCCATCTAAAACAAAAAGTACAGAGCGAATGCCAGACTTAGGGCCGACACCATATGCAACAGGTACAAGCCCAATTGGACATCCAGAAGATGGCTGGGCGACTATCTCGGAAAAAGGACCAGAACTTGTCCATGATCCGAAAGTGGGAACGTTCGTTTCCAATAACAACGGTCCTGAACAAGTATTCTTACACAAGGGATCATCCGTCTTGCCTGCCCATCACACAAAGTCATTACTCAACCGCTACGGATTTGGTAACAAATCGGGCTTTATGCTTCCAGCCTATGAAACGGGAGTGGGTGAGGACGATCTGAGCTGGTGGGACTCATTGTTACAAGGGCCAAAGGCGTTATTTGATAAAGTCGTTGGCGCTTTCCAGCCGGACTGGATCAGCAATAAAAAAGGTATGTACATGGACATTGCAAAAGGTACCTTTGACAAAGTTAAAGAGGGAGCTATCAAATTTTTCACAGATTTGATTCCTACTTTCGATTTTGGAGGGGGAGGTTTTCCGAACTTTCCGAAGCCGCCATTTGTGATGACATCTGGTTTTGGCCCACGTAAAAGCCCTGGGGGAATCGGTAGCTCAAACCATAAAGGTATCGACTTTGCTGCACCAATTGGCACAAGCATACCGTCGCAATCCACAGGACGGGTTAGCTTTGCAGGCTGGCTAGGTGGATACGGTAACTTGGTTAAAATCAGCACTGGTATTTATGATTTACTCTACGGACACAACAGCAAAAACACTGTCAAACGCGGACAAAATGTATCGGTCGGGCAAACGATTGGGCTTGTCGGTAGTACGGGAAATAGTACTGGTCCACACGTACACTTTGAAGTACGTAAAAATGGCACGGCCGTCAACCCTAAAACGGTAGCTGGAGAGCTGAGCGGTGGCATTGGCGGTGTTAGTGTCGGCGGTAATGTAACAAAGTGGATTGCAGCAGCCATGAAAATTGCGGGGGTATCTGGTAAGGATTGGCTTAATGGATTATCTCTGATTGCGCAAAAAGAATCAGGGGGCAATCCGCGAGCTATCAACAAGTGGGATATAAACGCAAGACGAGGTATCCCGTCTAAAGGTCTGATGCAAACCATCGGGCCGACATTTAATGCATTTAAGCTGCCTGGTATGGGTGACATTTATAATCCTGTTCATAACGCAGTAGCGTCGATCCGCTATATTCAAACTCGTTACGGCGGCATCAACAATGTACCAGGCATAAAGTCTATGAGGGCAGGAGGAAGATACGTTGGTTATGCTGATGGCGGTGTTAGTAGAAATCGACAACTAGCCTGGTTGTCTGAAAGGAACCATGAAGAGTATGTTATTCCTTCTCAAGCTAACGAGCAATCGTTGTCATTGTTCGCCGAACTAGGCGAGAAACTTGGCGTATTTAATACTGTCCCGTCTGTGGATAGCGTAGAACCTGGCGATACTCGAACATATAGTGGTGGATTAAGTCTTAACTTTGATGCAATAACTAATCGTCTCGACTCGCTTATGCAAAATTTAAAAGATGTGGAAGTGTCACCAGTCATTAATTTAGTAGTCAAACTAGGTGAAGAAACAATCTATAAAAATATTGATCGTAAATTAGGCTCTCGATCTTACGTTGATGCTGTGTGGGAGGTGTGATATGCCAGCGATTTTAATTGAAAATATTGAGACTGGCCAAGTCTATGATTGCGAAGAACTTGGCTATTTGACGCGTAAATTTTTACCCCAATCGTTGCAACAAAGGCAAGTTAGGCAAGAAGCTGTGGGCAGCTCAAACGGGCATATTTACTTCCCACAGGCAACGAGCTATGGCGGCAGGATCATTGATTGGGATGTAATTGTCAAGGGCGAAAGCTATATGCACTATTTACTTAAACGCACAGAGTTTTTAGCCCTTATCTGTGGAAAGCAAGAGTTTTATGCATCGACAAAGGATGAACCCAACAAGCTGTGGAAAGTAACGGCTCCTAACGCCATTCAACTACCACACATAGTCAGCTATGCAGGAGAAGCGCAGATTCAATTGGAATCGTCTTCTCCTTTTGCGTATTCGCGGGGAACCCTAGATGATCGATTTGACTTTAGCGGAATTTGGCAATTTGGAATGAACATTCCCGCTATACCTGATCAAATTAAGTACCGTCATAGTATAAGGCGTTTCACCATATGGAATTTAGGTCATTCCGAGATAAATCCCAAGCGTATCAATGAAAATTTGAAAATCATCTACGAAGGCTCGTCCAATAATTTAATGATAAGGAATGCCACCACGAATACTGCATGGCAATATTACGGCAGCACATCCGCTAAAGACATCATCATCTTAGAGGATGTGTTTTCTTTTAAAAACAGTCAGCCGATTTTTCCGGAAACGAATATGGAAGTGATTACCCTAGCTCCTGGGCCGAACGAAATAATTTTGTCAGGAACAAGCGGTGCATTTGAGATCGGTTTCGACTTTCAATTTTTATTTATCTAGTGAACTAGCAAGGAGGGAAGCAAGTGAATGATTATAATGCGCAGATTAATAGTGAAATTTACAAGCGGTTAATTGAAATTAGTGACTTAAAAAACTTAGCAGCAACAGCGAAATACCGCTCATTACGTGCTGAAGAATTGGCTCGCATCTCGGAAATGGAGTCTAAAATAACAAGGAAGCAAGTTAAGGCAGCACTCGAAGCAGGCGACCAACTAGAAGAAGTGAAAATGCTTCGCGTCGATCCTGAAACGGGAGAAAAATTTGATACGGCTGCCGATATGGTTGCCGCATACCAGCGACGAACGAAAGAGAAAATTGACAAGATGCAGGCACAAATATTGCGAGAAGTGCATGTCGATGATTACGGTGCTGTACCGGATGGCGTCACGGACTCCACCGAAGCGTTTAAAAAGGCGCTCGGTGACGGAAACGTCAAGGTGCATATGTCGGCTGGTGTGTATCGGGCAAGAATTAAAGCGCCTAGCGACTCAATTTTGGTTGGGCAGGGAATTGACGTCACATATGTTAAATTGCCGGATGATGCCCCTGTTGATTCTTATGTTGTTACCAATGCCGACCATGTAAGCGGTGAGTCTCAAAACATACACTTGTACGACTTTACCGCCGATTGGAATGCGTCGCGCTATCCAGAAGAAGGGCGCCCGTCAGCGGCTGGGGGATACAAGTCGTCTGGAGTCGTGTTTGCCGGAGCAAAATTTTCATCGGCCACACGAGTAAAAGCTAAAGACTGCCTATTGCATTGTTTTGACATAACGGCGGGAAATGCCGAACAAGTGTATTTTTATGACGGCGATAAGGTGATGGATGTTAACCCGCTGTCCAAAAACCCGTCCGAATACATCATGCTTACGGACTGTATTGCAGATGGTCACGGGGATGACGGCTTTACGACGCACCATAGTAATTACCTTTTTATTGAGGGCTGCTTTTCAACTGGCGCGACCAACTATTTGGACATCGGCCACAAAAACAGCAACGGTTTCGAAATGGATGACGGCTCGCGCTTTGTCTTTGTTAGTCGGTGCGTGTCTAAGGAAAATACGCGCGGCTATGAGGTAAAAGGACATGATTATTCTCTAGCAGGTGCAAACATCCATTTTACCGACTGTATCGACATCGGCTCAGTCATTGGCTTTAACTTCCGTCACATGGGGCATTACGGCAGTGAGGGGCAAGAGCCATCCTTATCCGCAAAGGATATTAGTGTCTCAAATTGCGTATCCCTATTCCCGCAAAAAAGATCGTGGGGCGGAGATACAGACCCGCGCGCGCTGTTTGTGTCATCGTATATGGGTGTCAATATCCAGGGGTTTGAAGCAATCGGCGACGAGAATTTTGACGGTGAATTTGTCATCGAGTTCGCACGCGAAAGCGGTCAATACAACCTAAGTAACGTCATTATTCGTGGGTTTACTAAAGCTACCTACGATCTAATGGTGCGTGGCGGCGGTCGTCGAGTGGATAGCGTCAACGTGTCAAACTTTATTGCGCGAGACAGCGCGAAAAATGGTATCTATGTGGGTGGCTCTGGTTTAGAAAACGCCCATCTTGTTAATATCCAGCTACACGGCCGTGATGTAGCAGGCTCTGTTGGCATTACACTAGCAAACAACCAAACGTCTGTGTTGCTTGCATACGCTGATCGTTACGAGAAAGCGGGTAGTATTGCGGGCGAATTAATCGATAATTTCCCAAACCTAATGAGGCAGAATACCAAGATTTCTTCGGGCGCTGGTATTCCGCGCGGCTCCAATACATCGTTGATCTCGACTTCCGGTGGCGCAACCACAACAGAGGACGGCTTCAATAATGTCGGTATAGGCTCAAGCGGCGGTCCGCACATATCTGGTAGCAACTCGTTTGTGCTGGGTACTTCGCAAGGCTCGCGAGCCGAAGGTGACCGTACAGGGGTAATCGGCTCACAAAACTCGCGTGCTCAAGGTACAGCTTCGTTAGTGTTTGCATCCGGTTCAGTCCTAAATAACGAAAACTATTGTATTTCTATGGGAGCCGGAAACGGCGACCCGTCCACACGTAACGCAAAAATTAAAATGTACACGGCTCAAGGTAACTTGAGGTATACGGGTACAAGTGAGGGCGGCAGCACGTTTAGTGACTATGCGGAGTATTTCGAGAGCCATGACGGGAAGAAGATTGAGACAGGTTACTTAGTGTCATTAGTCGGCAACAAGATAAAAAAGGCTGACAAGGGCGAGGAAATTATAGGGGCTATATCTGAGACAGCCGGGACTGTGCTAGGTTCGGCTGCTTTTGCGTGGCAAGACCGTTACTTGAAAAATGAGTTCGGGGGCTATATCTACGAAAAGAAAGTCCTAAAAGAATATGACTTAGATGAGGAAGGAAACCAACTCGATACGTACAAAGAAGTTTTAGTTGACATGCCGAAAGAAAATCCAGAATATGACGCGAGTCGGGACTACAAGCCGCGTGCCGAACGTGATGAATGGCACGTTGTCGGTATCACAGGGCAAGTCCATGTCCGCATAGATGAAACGGTCGAAGAAGGCGATAAAATCAGCGCAATTGGCGGCATTGCGACTAAAGACGAAAACGGCCAATTTATTGTGATGAACATTACGACACCTTACGATTCTGACAAGGGTTACGGTGTTGCGGTTGTTTTCATCCGTTAAAGGGGGGATTAATTGACATGCAGATGAAACAGTTTGACAGCCGCCATGATGTACGATTAGTCATTCCAAACGAATATCGGCTGTGGGAAGAGGCAGAAGTCCATTTTTTGATGGAGGATGCCTCTAAAAATTTGCTAGTGAATGACAAAGCCGATTATGTGAATAAAGAAACGGGCGAAGTGGTCTATCGTTTGAGGGAAGTAGACACGATGAAGCCCGGCTGCCACAAAGCCGTTTTCCGCATTGATTACGGCGATGGCACAACGATGAGCTTCCCACAGCGGGGCTACATCGCGGTAAAGGTAGAGCGCACCATCCATAACGGACGCGACACACAGATTGTCGAAGAAATCGCGCTTAAAGTTTCGCTGATTGACCAGAAATTTGCTGATCTTGCAGAAGAAGTAGACGAATGGAGAGAAAACGTCGCGGATGATGTAAAAGAAAAGGTCTATGACAATTTAGATATAGACCGTCTCAGTAATAAAGAAGTCATCGATGCACGCGGCGGTAAAAAAGATTTAAACGAGCGCATAACGGATATTGACGAAGAAATCATTTCCCATATCGCGGACAAAAAGAATCCTCACGGGGTTAAAAGCGAGGATGTCAACGTTATTGGACGTTTGTCAGTTGATGCCCCCTCTACAGCCTACCCAGTAGGCGTCTCGGTTTTTGACATCAGTGGGAGCGGATGGCCGTCTACACACGGCACTGTGATGACGGTCAAAATCAATGAAAACCGTATTTCTCAGTATTATTTTGATAGAGCGGATACAGTTGCAAACACGGGTATTTTGTTCCGGTCGTCTCATACAGCAAATGGCTGGGGCGAATTTTACCGAATTGAAACAACGGCCGGTGCACAAGCGAAAGTTGACGCTCATGCAAACAACAAAAATAATCCCCATGGGACAACGAAGGCTCACGTTGGTCTGAGTAACGTCCCAAACTGGAGTGGAGCAACTCAAGCCGAAGCGCGAGCAGGGACAAATGACTCTAAGATCATGACACCGCTACGGACAAAAGAATCAATCGATACTTTTGCCAGCCAAGCGACAATTATCCCTGCATTATCTGCCAATACAACAGGTATTGATTACCCCTTGGGGCTGACCACGTTCATGCATTCGAACCTTGGTTATCCTACAAATCACGGTACAATACTTAACATTAAAGTGTCTAACTTACGGTTTACCCAATGGTATTTCCCTCATTCTATAAGACATGAGGAAATCGGAGCTTACTTCCGGCATTTTTACGACGGGGATGGCTGGACTGACTGGCAGAAAGTAGCAACATACGCAGAGGTAATCGATCTAATTGATGAGCACGCCGCGAGAACGGACAACCCGCACAAGGTGACATCACAGCAAGTAAATATCATATCTCCTCGAAGAGCAGATATACCTGGTTCAGATTATCCAACAGGAGTTACTCTATTTTCCCAAACTAACGGACTTAGTAATGGGTATCCTGAAAATCTTGCTGTTATAGTGACTGACAAGGTAGAAAACTATAGGATGGTCCAGACATGCTATAGAGCTAATGGTGATTCTATAAATGCAATGTGGTTACGCAAGTGGAGACCCGATCTACCCGATACGGGTTGGAGCGATTGGGAGCAAATAGAAACCGCTTCTGGTGCTCAGGCAAAGGTAGACGCGCACGCCAGCGACAAAAGCAATCCCCACGGCGTCACCAAAGCACAAGTAGGACTATCTAATGTAGATAACGCCAAACAAGCTACAAAAGCTGAGTTTGATGCTTTTGTCGCGCTAAGGAACAATCCGCATAACGTCACTAAAAGCCAGGTCGGTTTGGGTAACGTGCAAAATTATCCTGTTGCAAGTCAGGCTCAAGCCGAAGCTGGCACACATACGGGTAGCTTTATGACGCCACAAAGGACGAAGCAGGCTTTTAGTGCGTTTGCAAATGAGCCGCTTAACTGGATTCGCGCTAGTTTGCAATCGACCTGGAGCCATTCGGGGAGTTGGCCCGTTCGGTATGCCAAGGATTCGACGGGGACTGTCTATATTGAAGGTTCAATGAATGGCGGCGCAATCGGTGGCGACCCTGCAATTGTCCAGTTTACGTTGCCGCCTGGATATAGGCCCGGACAAACGTCTTATTTTTGGCTGGTAGGCAGTTCATCAGGTACCACTGGCGCGCAAGGCTTGCGTTGCTACCTGGGAGCAAACGGAAACTTTATCATCCAAGACATGACTTGGCCTGGTGCCACGCAATTCGTTGCCGTCAATATCGTGTTTAAGGCTGGTAATTAAGGAGGGGTACAATGAGGCAGTTTTATAGGATAGATAATGATGGCTATTATATCGAGCCAATCGTTTTGGATGCGGTCGAAAAACCAAAGGGCGATGTATACACTGACCCAGAGACAAATCTTAGTTATGAGTTGCCGCCTAATACGGTTATTGATTCATTTCCAGATGGTCTGTTTCGTCCTCGCTTTTTAGACGGAAAATGGTCGGAGGGCGCAACGGAAGAAGAAATAGAAGAGTGGATGCGGCCGCCAGAACGCCCAGCGACGGAAGTGGAACTCATTGCCCAGCAAGTCACAGACCAAGAACTAAGTGATATGGAGCAATGGCAATCCATAACCGATCAGGAAATCCGGCTGACAGCATTGGAGGGGGTAAAGCATGAGTGAGGAAGTTATTAGAAGCCCGCGCTTTGAAGACCTAAAAAGAAGATATGAAAAAAACTGGTGCAGAAAAGATCAGTTAAGGCGCTTTGTAGAATTAGAGGCGCTAACACCCGAAGAATATGAGCTTATAACTGGAGAACCCTTTGAGCTCGAGTTAGTAGAATGAATTAATAGAAGGATTTCCCCCTTTTTTGTCGTATAATGGAATGATGAAAGAGGGGGAGATAAAATGAAAGACGAATACCGTAATGATCAATTGATTAAATGGGAAAAAATGCTGAAGGATCTCTTCAAAGGTGATATTCCATTAAAAAGGGAGTGGCATGAACCTATAGAGATTATAAGAGTATTGAATTTTATAGGTAAAAATGTCGCTGACAACCACACATTCATGCCTCGGAGTGGGGGTGTCGATATAGAAGGTTGTTCTTTATCAAATGAAAAAGATTGTATTGAGATCAATTTTGGATACAATACAGTGGTTAAACCGAAAAGGTTAACATTCCAATACTTCGAGAACGCAGATACTGAATGGGCATATTTTTATTTAGAGCTTAACGATCTTAAAAAGTCAGAGCCTTATGAAGACAGCGAAAGTATCATGGAGGAAGTTGTTGAAGTAGAACCAGGAGAATACTTAGATAGAGGAATGTGGGACTATTATCGAGATGAATTACCAGACGACGCAAGAATAGTAGTTCGATATACTTCAGGAAACATGGTTACTTTTTCAAAGGGTTCATTATATAACATGAATAGTGGAACCTATGATGCCCGACATAGTAAAATGGGTCGAGATAAATTCAAAAAATATATAGAAGAAGTAGTACATCGTATTAATGAAGAAGGTGTTAAAGGAGGAAAATAAATTGTGATGATAAAATTACCAATCCTCCACCCCATGAAGGGTGATATTCAACCGATCATAGATTTCGATGAAGAAAACTTTACTATTAGAGAGGTAGGCGCAGGAGAGCGTTCTATCTCTTTTTCTTTGCTTAAAACAGTTCGTAATGTACACGTATTCGATGCCCTGACTCACAAACAAAAAGTCGAGGTGGATGGCAATAAGTATGTGATAGATACGATAGACAAATCAGGGGACAGCGTTATACGTAAGTCGATAACTGCCCAGCATGAGATTGTTGACCGGATGCGCAGCGAGTTTTATAAAGGTTCTCATACGCAAACTCTATCGATTCAGAGATGTATGGAGATATGTTTTGCTGGTACTGGCATGACGTATGAAATACGTGGTTCTTTTGACAATAAGGAGTTTGAAAACTTTGGTCAGAATAATCAATGGGAACTCTTCAAACAATGCCTTGGCCGCTTTGATGCTGAGTATGATGTCACGGGTATACACGTTATCATCGCCCCTGTGGGAAGCTTAGGAGTCAATCAAGTACAGACGCAGTTTAGACATGACCACAACACCATTACCATCGAAGAACACATTGATGCATCTGAACTAGCGACGTATGGCGAAGCTTATGCGAACTGGAATGATGAAAAGGAAAAGTATGATTTACATGTGACATACGTTTCTCCTAATGCTGAAAATTATGTTGATGAAAATGGGAAGGTCAAATACTACCATAAAGTGATTTATGATGATCGGTTTGAGCATGCTGATGCCCTGAAACAAAAACTGATCAGCGAAATGAAAGACGTGCCAGATTACTCAATTACAATTACGCTTGCTGAGTTACGAAAAAATGGTGTGCTGCTGCATCCATATAATTTGTTCGACTATGTATGGGTGATATACGAGCCTTTCAACATGGTGATCCAGGCGCGTATTACGGCACAGACTCGCTATCCCTTCGCTGTGGGCAGGAGTCCCGAAATCGAAATTGGTAATTTTCGCAGGGACATATCGAAGCAAATGGCGCAGGCTAACAAGGCATCAAAAAAGATCGAAAGCGTGGCTGGTCAAACGACAAGGGCGCTATCCACAGCGGTGAAGGCAGATAATAATGCAAGGCAGGCGATTGAACTTGTTAATGGTGCTGATGGACAGTTGCAGTTGCATATCCAAAATACGCAATTACACCTTCGGCCTGGGGAGCGCGAAAAATGGGATGGCAAGCCTGACTATGGCGATGTTGAACAAGACGCTGCTTGGGCGTTGAATGAGGCCCGCAAGTATACCGACCAGCGAGTCGGGGAGGTGATGTCTATTGTAGATGCCCTGATTCAAAAAGTTGAGGATATTGACCGAAGGCTAAAAGCATTAGAAGGAAACCAAGGAACCGTATAGGTTCTTTTTTATTTCAAATGAAAAGGTTGTGTAGACGTGGAACAAATATCTTTCTTTTTAAACTTTCAAAACTTAGAGGTAGCAAAGCTGTATTTGTTCGGCCCTGTTAAGTTTTTAGATTTGTTGATTGTATTAATGGTAATCGACATTATCACTGGTGTTATGAAAGCAGTTAAGCTAAAAGACTTGCGCAGTCGGTCAGCCCTTTTTGGTTATGCGCGGAAGATCGCCATATTTGGCATTATAATTGTCGCGAATATCGTGGACAGAATACTAGACCTAAACGGCATGGTTGCAACGACAACTGTGCTTTTTTACATGGCAAATGAAGCGCTGTCTATTGTAGAAAACGCAAGCAGAATTGGGCTGAAAGTTCCGCCAGTTATCATGGAAAAACTACGCGGCTTTGACGAACACGGCCCTGAGAATAAAAAGGAGAGTGAATAAGAATGGCTAAAAAACCAACTATTAAAAATGCAGGATTAACTTTTCGTGAGAGTCTAACTCCACTAGCAAAATCTAAAGTTAAAAAGATTGTGCAGCATCATATGGCGCACCAAACTTGGGATATTCATGATGTCCATAAATTTCACCGTAACTCAAACGGCTGGTCAGGTATCGGCTATAACTATTGGATTGCTTTCGACGGTACTATTTACCAAGGTCGCGGCTTTAATGTAGGTGCACATGTGTTGAACCATAACCACTATACACTTGGTGTAGGATATCAAGGTGATTTTACTAAGCAAAATATGACCGATGCCCAACTACAAGCAGGAGCTGCACTTAATGCTTGGTTAGTGTCAGAATGCAACTTAAAAGCATCAGATATCATTGGCCATAAAGATTTGGCATCAACAGCTTGCCCAGGCAAAAACTTCCGCATGACTGAGCTTAGGAATTTGGTGTCCGGCGGTAAAGTTTCTGAGCCGAAACCTACAAACCCTACTGGTGATGCGTTTATCCGCCAAGTCCAAGAATGGTGCTGCAACTACGGTTACAAAGTTGTGGTAGACGGATTAAAAGGACCTAAAACTCACCAAGCTTTGGTAAAAGTCTATCAAAACGAGCTAAACAAGCAGTTCGGTGCAGGCCTTGCTGTGGATGGCATCCCAGGCCCTAAAACTTATGCGGCTGCTCGTAATGTCCGCAAAGGTGCAAAAGGTAATTTAACCCGTGTTCTGCAAGCTCTGTTATATCTAGCCGGATTTAACCCAGGGCCATTTGATGGTCATTTTGGCGGAGGGACTGAAGCGGCTGTTCGCGACTTCCAGAGAGCTAAAAAACTTACTATTGACGGTATTGCCGGAAAGGCTACATGGAAGGCTTTGCTGTAATAAAAATAAGCCCCGCGCTAAGATAGGCGGGGTTGCTATTTGTACGTTTGATAATTTGAAATAACATTTTTGATTTCTTGAACTAATCTATTGTATTTTGAAGCTGTTATATCCAAATCTTCTACATCAGCGCCTTCAATATAGTAATATGTTTGAAGATCTGAATCGATTGAGTAAACTATTTCAGTGACTGACTTAGGGTAATAATGTAAGTGTTGAAATAAGACTGGTCTTACAGTATTTTCATAAGTTCTATTGTCAAAATCCAGGGTTTGTTTTGGACCACCAATTTCAATTGTAAGAACTTTAGTACCTGCAATATCTAAAAAAGCATTACAAGCTTCAAGCGTTTTTAATTTGTTTTCTTTCTTTTGTTGCTCAATAAGTAATTTTTTTTGATTTTGCCCGGAAATGTATGCGCCTATAAATGCCCCGCCTAAAGCTGATATTACTGGAATAACCATTTGCAATATCTCCATATATTACACCTGCCTTTTTCTTCAATTATAAAGAAGGGATTTCCTCCTGACTATTGAAAAGCTTAACTAATCAGGAGGTTTTAACATGAACAGAAACACTTCCGCATACTCACTTTTATTTGCTATCCACAGCTACCTTGCAGCCAAACACTACGTACCAACCCACATTAGCGACTCTTACCGTCATACGATTAATCATATCTTGCCTTTTTACGCCAACAGCCCAAGTCTATCCGATCAACTGCAAAAAAGCATACCCGTGCGTAACCGAGTATGCCATTTTAAGCCAGTGACAAGTCAGGATTTAATTTTATTAAAATCGATATGTGCCAGCCTTCATATTAGCCAATCAACAAAAGTAGGTATACGGAGATAACCTTTGCTTGTTTTATGTCTGTACCTAATTTTGCATGGGAATGGCGTCTCTAGGTGTACAAAGTTCTTGCTTTCGTTAACAGTCTGTAATTTAGTCAGCTTGTAAAATTCCCTGCGTGACTTGATAGGCATATGCTCCATGACTCCCCATGACTCGCCCTCAAAACTTTCTAGCAGCAAGCCGAATTCGTTTTTTCTATACCCTGTAATCAGGCCTTCTGTGAACTGATAATTAATGACTTTGAGCCAATCCCCTGATCGTTTATTTATTTTGTAGGTAGATGCCGGATTTTTTATCACAATTCCTTCTAATTCTCTATTTTTAACAGCGTCAAAGTAAGAGTCGGCTTGTCCTTCTAGCCATTTAATCTCAAACATATGGGGATGCGGATGTAAGGCATTGGATAGGATTTCTTTGCGTTGTATGAGGGGCAGGGCAGTAGTCCAGGTATGTTTGTGCTTCATTATGTCAAAAACCACAAACTGCACGGGTATTATGGGAGTTGTTTTGGAAGAGCGAAAGCGAGACATGACTAGTTCAAAGTCAGGCTTGCCTTCCTCGTTTAGTACAATCAGTTCGCCATCTAAAATGGTACCGTCGGCAATATCATTGTTGCACAGTTCGGGAAATCGGTTTGTAACCTCAGTTTTATGTCTGGTATACAGCCGTGTTAAGCCGTCATGTTTGGACAAGATCAGACGTATGCCATCGAATTTTAGCTCAGTCAGCCAATTGTTTTCCGACGGCGTGTCAATTCGGTTTAAAAGCATAGGGGAAACAAAGATAGTTATCACCTCTAATCTAATTTTATTATGAGTAGAGGTGATTATGCTTTAGGGGATTGCTGGAATTAAATGCGCTGCACATCATAGATGACCCGCATATCTATCCATTCACGTATGCTGTCATTGTCTGGGCCATGCTCAATCCTAACCCTCTTGTTTTCGTGATCTATTTTATATATGTAACACACTTGGTCAATGTAATAGCCCTCTTTCCAGTAGCGGACGTTGACGGGTAGGGCATGCTTTAAGGCATCCATCACAACAATACCGATTTCTTGCCACTGATCTTGATCTAACTCACCATGTAAATCGACCTTATCTTCACCCTGCTGCATTTCAATCCATGCTTGTTTATGTTCCGGTAACATCATCCGACTTCCTTCCCACAGAAGGTTACCACGCCAAATTTCTTTTTTAACATCGTCCATGCTCTTCACAACAAACACCCTTTCGTAAGAACGTTTGTTTGTATTATATGTGAATGTACGTTCTGTATTCTAGTGGTAATTTCGACCAATAAAAAAAGGCGTATGCTTATTAGGCATAGCCTTAAAGTTGCTGGCGCCGCTCGGCAATCAATTGCTCCAGCTCGTCCAAATCCTCAGCCGTGGCGCGATTGCGGATAAAGCTTCTGGCACTTGAGCGAGCGCTAAGATAACGGGCGCGGTCTTTGTTTTGCTCTTGCCAGCGCTTATTACGCTCGGTTTGAGAAAGCGGCTTGTGTGGCTTGTCATGCTTGTCCACGTTTAAACACTCCTAGCTGATCTAAAATAAATAGCGTTACTCCAAGGGTGACAGCAATATCCAAGACAGGCTGTTTAAAAATAAACGATGCCCAAACCAGGATAAGCAGCAAGATATAGAGAGTTTTCTTTTTCATGTGTTTTGCTGTATTATAGAGCTAAGGGAGGGGCATAGCCCCAAACCCTCATTTGTTATCGTCTGAGTCCTTTTTCTTCAAAGCAATCACGATGGCAACCGTTGAGGCTAAGGAGAAAAGGATTCGGGCGATTTGCTCTATCGTATCCAGCATTTGTTCACCTCCTTGTTTTGATCTACTTATATTGTACTATTGATAGTACGGAAAGTCAAGAATTTTTTAAAAATAAATGGAAAAAGAGCCGTTGAGGCTCTAATTTCTCAATCATTAAGTTCTATCAATTCTGTATAAGTACCATCTAATGATTCAAATGTATCTGTAGCTGTATCATCTTTGTACATTCCAGATAAATAAAGCTCTACATCTTGAATAGGATCTGAGTTTGCAGGAAGTACATAGAGAAAAAGTCCTTCAGTAGTTACACCTTTATAAACGTCTTTATCTGGATTCCATTGAGGGAAATAAAGGTCATCATTCGTACTTAATTGATCTTTGTTAGAAGTAAGTACATCAAAAATGCCTCCTAGATCAACATCAAAATCATTTGAGTTGGTAATATTGATTGATATTTGCAGTAAATCGAAATGGCCAGGATCTTCAACGACCACGCGACTATTGAAATAGTCTTCCCATCTACTGCTTATTTCACTATCAGATTGGACTTCTAAATGTTTAACATCATTTACTTTGTAAACTACTCCATTAAATTCAAATTCGTGACCAGTAATATTTTGAGATTTAAGCGTTACGCGATCGCCATATTCATCAATGATCACATCATTCACTTCTTCTAATTTTTCTTTAATATCAGCTTCATCTTCGTTACTTTCTTCTTCCTCATTATTTTGCTTTTCCATCCATTCTGCCTGAGAAAGGCTATCCTCGTCTTCTTCAGATTCATCTTCCGTAATTTTGGTTTCTGCTTCGACATCTTGTGTTTCTTCAATTGGTTCTTCTGGTTCTTCAGTAGCAGTAGAATTACAAGCAGATAATAAAATAAGGCCAATCAAACTAAAAAGCGCAATACTCTTTTTCATTGGAACCTCCTATAGGTATATGTATAGTTAAATCTTACTATCTAAGTATAGAATGACTCAAGAAAAAGTTTCCATTTACAAGTTTTATGTAAAGAATAAGCATCTGTTTTATAGGAACGTATGTTTTGTATATGGGTAAAAAAATTATATTACTCTAACCACTCCAAAACTCCAAGCGGATTAAAAGTAATAGTATATTTTTTGTAATTAATGAAGTCGCCATATTTTTGTATGTAACTGTTAATTGCAGCATTAAGAAAAGGTTCCGTAACACCGATGAATTCAGCTAATTCAAAACGATTTCTTATGCCATTTTTGTGAGCTTGAATAATTTTGTCCAAAGGAACTAATTTATCGTAGGCCCACCTCCTTGCTATCATTTCCTGTTTGCGCTTTCTAATATCTTTTTGATCCAGAATATCACCCATGGATGTATAATAATGACCAACTTCTTCCGCTAAAACACAGCACTTTTCATAGGGGGATAACTTTTTATTTATCCAGATTACGCCATCAGAATATAAACCCTTATTTCGCATATCTCTTTCATAAACCTCGATGTTATTTCTATTGCACTCTGCCAATAAACTGTCGTACATGATTACTCTCCTTTATTTTTTCGTGCTTCACGCCTCATGGCAACAAAGCGCTTGAATTCTTCAATTTCTTCCAACTCCTCTTTTGTCCATTCATCACCATCATGATGAGCGGCAATTGTTTCAACCTGGTCTACAATATATGGAATTTCGCTTCTTCCAAGTAGGTAGTCCACTGATACATTAAAAAAGTCAGCTATGGATTGTACCCTGTCAATCGACGGTTTTTGTGTTTTTAATTTGTAAAGCACATTAGGACTCAATCCTAATTTTCTTTCTAATTCAGCTATCGACATCCCACGGTCTTCGCATAACTTTTTCACTTTCATAAATAAACACATGTTGATCACCTTAAACAGCAAGAACACATCTATCCAAAAAGTTTAAAAATGTAGTTGACTTCTTACCTAAAGGATAGTAAACTGTGTTCATAAGCTTCTTATTTAGCTTTTTGGACACTACAAAAAATGCCAAATTCACGTTCCCCAACGTTTAAAGGCTATTTATGATAGTCTGTTCAGCTATGGGTATATTCTAACCTATAGGTTAAACCGTGTCAATAAAAAGCTAAATAATTAGCTAATAATACAAAGGAGGTGTCATTGGTGGAAAAGGACTTCGGAAAAAAGGTTAAAATTTGGCTATTTTTGAACGAGATGCAGCAAAAGGATTTAGCCAAAATGTTAAACATATCCAACGCATATCTTTCTGACATCTTGCTTGGTAAAAGAAATGGAAAGAAAGTCAGAGAAAAAATAATTAAAATAATGAAAAAGTAGTTTGAGATGAAGATTTAAACGCATGATGCGCGAAAAAAGGAGGCGTTTAAAAAATGAACTTAAATAGACGGTTTAAGGTAAAGGACGAGAAGCCCTTAGCCAAATCTGAAATAAACTTACCTGTTTGGTTGAGCGAGGAACAAAAACAAGAAATTGCAGCTGCTATAAAAGAAGGCACTCCCATCTTAATAACGGGGAAGCAGGGGCCAACAGGCAAGACGTATTTAGCAAACCTATTAAAAGAACAAGGCGTCCTTGCTTTCGAGGAATGGGAGTGCGTAAAGGTTACTTTAAACGATTTGCTCGAATACGAGTCTGATTAACCGATCTTTCGGATACGTTAAATACCCAATTAAGTGCTGATGCATCTTTCACTTTGAACCCGCACTTTATCATCGCACCTTTAAATGCGCCGTTACCTATATAGAAGCCGCCACTGTCTTCAAACAAATGTTTCAAACCATAAGAGGTGCGACGGTCATTAAAGGTTTTGATGGGTTTGAGATTAGTCTCAATCCAATTAGTTAAATGTTTTTGTTCACCAGGAGTTAAATAATCGAAGGCATCTGGATGATTATGTAACTCTTCACCTGTTTCACTCATTATTAATACACCTCCCTTCATTCAATAGTTTAGCAGAAAGGGAGAATTAGGAGGTAAATAAAATGAAGCAACTGCAAATTCTCAATCAAGATGGAAAGCTATTAGTTGATAGTCGGGAAGTAGCTCAAATGACTGGAGTTAGGCATTCAGATCTTCTCGATAAAATCAAGGGGTACGTGCTTCACTTAACCAACGGAAAATTCCGTTCGTCAGATTTCTTCATCGAAAGCACCTATGCAGATGCGAAAGGAGAAGTTCGACCTTGCTTCTTGCTAACTCGCAAAGGCTGTGACATGGTTGCCAACAAAATGACTGGTGAAAAAGGTGTCTTATTTACAGCAGCCTACGTTACCCAATTTGAGGAAATGGAACGGAAATTAAAAGAATCACATCAACTTCCAACAACATACAAAGAAGCATTACTTCAACTGGTAAAACAAGTAGAACAGAATGAAAAGCTTCAAACAGAAAATCTTGTACTGGTTCAGCAAACGAAAGAGTTAAAACCGAAAGCTTCGTATTATGACATGGTGCTTCAAAATAAGTCGCTGCTAGCAGTCTCTAAGATTGCAAAGGATTACGGTATGAGCGCAATTGCTCTAAACAAAAAGCTTCACGAGTTGGGGGTCCAATATAAGCAGGGAGATATTTGGTTGCTCTATGCAAAATACCAGGATAAAGGCTATACACAAACTACCACTCATGTAATTGACGCTGAAAAATCGAGAGTCAGTACAAAGTGGACTCAAAAAGGTCGTCTATTTATATATGAGCTGCTTAAAAAAGAAAATATTTTGCCAATGATCGAAAAAGAAAGTCACGATCTAACTGGCACAGGAGCTTAAGGAGGTGATACCAAGTGTCAGCCGACAACAAAGCGTACTTTAGCATCGGCGGCGGGTTAGGAATCATGGTCATGTTGTTTGTTTGGTTATTTGTGGATTTACTATTTTAGCTGCCCACAGGGAGGGGATAAGCCATGATTAATGCGATTGAAGCGAGAAAGCTTGCAAATGAAGGGATTGAAAATACGCGTCTCAGAGTAGTAAGCAGGATTGATAAGGCAATTGAAAATGCTGCAAAACGTCACTTGAAAAACGTGATAATCACGTTGACTTCAAGAGGTCCCGATTCTTTACAAGTTACCAAAGCAAATTATATCTATGGTGCTCCAGTAGATAAAAAGTCTGTTGAAACCTACTTGGATTACTTAAAGATTGCAGGCTTTGTTGTTACAGAATTGTACAGTGATACAACCGAACCAAGGTTACTAATTAGTTGGGAGGAAGAGTAGATGGAACTAGGCGTAGCAGGGAGCATTGCCGTTAAATATATTTCCGGCGGTGACATCGGAAAAGCAATAAATAAGTGGTTGGAAATGAACCCAGATACCGAAGTCATTGACATCAAATTTGCTGCAAGTGCAAATGAAATGGATTGGACGACTGACGCACTAATCATTTATCGGAAGGAGGATTGAGTGAATGAAAAACGGGAAGAAGCCGACGCTGGCCCAGAAAGAGCTGATGAAGGAAGCTGGCAAGTCGCCTGATAAGTGGTTTGTAGTAAAGGCTTTGCCCGATAAATTGCACGTTGTTCATCGCCAAACAGGCAGACAAGCCATTGTGCTTGTATAAAAAAGCCACCTTGGCAGAGGCGGCTAATAACAAATCACATTTGAAATCAGTATACCACCATTAGGGAGGATTGCAAATGAACGCTTTACAGCAAGCTGAAATTGAAGAACTAGAAGGGCAGGAATTGAGCGAGGAACGTTTCAAGATTACGGATCAGGAGTCTCTAAACTGGGCTTTCCGAAAAATCGCTGCATTAAAAACTCAAATGGAAGAGACGGACGCAATTGCGGCAAAAGAGATTGAGCGCATCCATCTGTGGGCAGCAGAACAGCATAAGCCAGTAAAACAATCCATTGAATTTTTTGAAAGCTTAATTGCTCAGTATCACATGCAATTGCTTGAAGAAAATCCGAAGGCTAAAACGCTGAAAACTCCACACGGCAAATCAAAAAGTACTCGTAGAAAGCCAGCGCCTGTGGCAGTAAATAAAGACAAGCTGTTGGAGCATGTGAAAGAAGCTGGTATGTCTGACTATATAAAAGAAGAAATTCGCTGGGGCGATTTTAAAAAGACACTTAGTATTACTACTGCCGATGGACAACCTGTTGTTGTTGATGCTTGGGGACAACGCGTAGAAGGCGTAGAAATTGACCAGGGTGGAACCACATTCAAAGTAGAAGTGTGAGGTGATTGAATGAGCTTTGAAGTCAAAAGGGCACGACGTGAGAAACAAAAGCTGATCGCTGGATTGATGGGGCCATCAGGATCAGGCAAAACATTGAGTGCTTTATTAATAGCATATGGAATGATGCGAGAAGCCTATCCACAGCTGGGAGAACAAGAAGTGTGGGCAAAAGTGGGTCTAGCTGACACAGAACATAAAAGGTCTCTCTTGTACTTTGATTATCAAATTGATGATGAAACAAAGGTTGGTGAGTTTCTTCATATAAACTTCGAACCACCTTATACAACCGAGCGTTATCAAGAAGCGATTGTGGCATTAAAGCAAGCAGGTGCAGAGGTAATAGTCATTGATTCTTTATCACACAATTGGCAAGGAGAAGGCGGCATTGTTGAGCAGCATGGTTCTATGAGTGGAAACTCATTTCAAAATTGGGGCAAGCTTGCGCCCGAAACTACGAAGCTAGTAAGGATATTAACAAGAAACGATGTTCACATTATCGCTACCCTTCGAACAAAGCAAGAATATGCCATGGAATTAAATGAGAAGGGCAAGCAACAGCCAGTGAAAATCGGCACTAAGCCAGTTCAGAAAGACGAAATGGAATATGAATTCATGTTGAATTTTAATGTCGATATGAATCACATGGCAAAAGCATCTAAGGACAACACCCATCTTTTTGGTGAAGAAGAATTTCGAATTACCATTAATGACGGTCGCCGTCTGTTTCGCTGGCTCGAACTTGGTGTAGACGTGAAAGCAGAAGAAGCCGAGCGGAGGGCAAAGCAAGCGGAAGCAGACGAGAAGGAGCGGCAGCGTCTATTGGCTGAAATACTGAACGCTGTGGAAAGAGATGAAAAGAAACAGAAAGAGCTTGTCGGAATGGAATTTAAGATGAACGAACAGAAGGTACACGATTTTAATTTAAAAGCAATGCGCAGAGCGCACGAAATTTTAACTAACTAATAGGAGTGATTGATAATGTTTAAAGTAGATTACAACCAAGTGAGCGAATTTGAAGAGTTTAAAAAAGGGGAATACGAAGTAACTGTTGTTGGCTATGAAACGAAACAGGCTAAAACAGGTAGCAACATGGTCGTTTTGACTTACGAGGTGCGTAGCGATGTCGAACAACCATGCAAAGGGCAAAAAATAAATTACGATAACTTTGTTGTCTCAGATAAAAGCATGTGGAGATTCCACGCCTTGTCAAAAGCGGTAGGAGTGCCGGAGGGAACGCCGTTCGAATCATATACAGAATGGGCTAAAACAATGCAAAACAAACCAGTTCGCGTTGTTGTCGGTCTAAGAGAACAGAACGGACGCAACTACCCACAGGTGAACGGATTCAAGCCATCCGAAGTAGGTAAACCACAAGATATGGATGTTAATATCTCGTCTGACGATGTGCCTTTCTAATCAAGCCATACCATGAGGGGCTTAGTCCCCTCTTTACCCTAAAGGAGAGTCGGTTACATGCAGTATCAATTTCATAACATACCGCAAGAGCTGCGCGACTTTCCACAGTGGATTGTATGGCGCAAGGAGACGCGGAAGGGTAAGACAACCAAAGTGCCTTATAAAGCTGATGGATGGCACGCTAAAGCGAATGATAAACAGCATTGGACAACATTTGAGAATGCAGTAAAAGCCTATGAGTCAGGCAAGTTCGATGGCATTGGCTTTATGTTTAGCAAGGATGATCCGTTTGTTGGCATTGACTTGGACCATTGCATACAAGACGGAGTTTACACAGATGCAGCAAAAAACATTGTAGATCAATTGAACAGCTATACTGAACTTTCTCCAAGTGGTGATGGTTTGCACATCATTGTAAAAGGCAAGTTGCCGCTGAGAGGGACAGGAACAGGTAAACGTAAAGGCGGCATTGAGGTTTATCGTCATGGACGTTACTTCACCTTCACAGGGAATAGCGTTGGGCTTCCCACAGTGGAAGAGCGTACAGATGCGTTAAAAAGCTTTTGGAAGGTCCATATGGAGGATAAACCTAAACAAAAAACAACGCCTTCATCAACTACACAATCTAGGTCCAGCTTTCTAAATGAAAATGATTTATGGGATAAGATGTTTGCCAGCAAAAATGGTAGCAAAATTAAAGACTTGTTCGATGGCTTTTTTCCAGATGGCGATCATTCTGAAGCGGATATGGCTTTATGTAATTACTTAGCTTTTTGGACTAATTGTGATGCCGCTTTAATGGATTCAATGTTCAGGCAATCCGGTTTAATGCGAGAGAAGTGGGATGCAGCTAGGGGGAACACTACATACGGCGCTTATCAAATCGAAAAGGCAATTGCTGAATGTAGTTCGACTGTTAGTGATCATGTCCCACAGAAGGATAAGACATACAACATAACCATAAACAGCGATGAGTCAGAATTTGAAACAAAAGAATTCAATCTGACTGAATTAGGTAATGCTGAACGAATTGCTTATAAACATGGCAAAGACATTCGCTATTGTAATGAGGTTGGTTGGCTCATTTGGGATGGAAAGAAATGGGCTGTTGATGAAACAAGAAAGATTGAAACAATCGTTTCCGGTACGCTAAGAGGTCTATACGATGAAGCATTTAAAGAATCAGATGAAGATAGACAAAAAGCGATGCTAAAGTGGGCGAAGATATGCGAGAAGCGGTCTACGCGTGTAAATAGCATTCAAGATTTAAGGCCGCTAGTTCCCGTCCTAAAAAAGGAATTGGATAAACATAAGATGCTTTTTAATTGCCAAAACGGTGTTATTGATCTTGAAACTGGTAAATTGTTACCGCACAAGCGCGAATTGCTTCTAACACAAATTAGCAACACATCATATGACAAAGATGCGCAATGTCCCAACTGGGAGTCTTTTCTTAAAGATGTCATCTTAAATGACAAAGGCGAAACAGATTACGAAGTAATAGATTATGTCCAAAAAGCATTAGGTTACAGTCTCACTGGATCAATGAAGGAACAAGCAATGTTCTTCTTATACGGCACTGGTAAAAACGGAAAAAGCACGTTTATTGATACGGTCCAAGAAGTGTTTGGTGACTACGGTAAACAATCCAACACAGACACTTTTGTAAAAAAGAAAAATGATTCCGGTATTAATAACGACATTGCACGTTTAGACGGCGCCCGCTTTGTCTCTGCTGTGGAGAGCGAAGAGGGGCAGCAATTGTCGGAAGCCTTAGTAAAGCAAATAACTGGCGGGGACAAGATTGCTGCTCGTTTCATGAGACAAGACTTTTTTGAATTTGCTCCTGAATTTAAGGTCTTTTTTACAACGAACCACAAGCCGATTGTGCGTAACAACGATGACGGAATATGGAGAAGGATTCATCTGATCCCATTTACCGCATCCATTCCAAAGGAAAAACAAGACAAGGACTTACCCGAAAAGTTGCGTAAGGAGTTGCCTGGTATCTTGCGGTGGATGGTGGAAGGTGCGTTGAAGTGGCAGGCGGAAGGGCTTGAGAAACCAAGTTCCGTCGAAAGAGCAACCCAAAGTTATAGAGAAGACATGGATATATTAGGGCCATTCATCGATGAATTGTGCATTGTAAATCCTTTAGCGAAGGTCGAAGCTAAAAAACTATTTAGAGAATACAAGCAGTGGAGTTTTGGCAATGACGAGATTGATATTCAAAACAGAAAGTTTTACCGAATGATCGAAAGCAGAGGATTTAAGAAATTTAATGGAGCAAAAAACAAAGTGTATTTTTCCGGTTTGGGATTAAAAGAAGAGAATAAAAGCTTGGAAAACGTAAAAGGGGTTAATGAACTTAGCCCAAGGGTTAATAAAGAAAAAGACGTTGTGAGACTGTGAAACCGTTGGTATATAAGGGTTTATGCATTTATTTATTATAAAAAGGTTAATAAAGTTAATTAACATACCTATTCCTCTCATATGAAAATCCTTTATTAAAGAATAAATAAAGACATTTATATCAGGAGGAATAGGAAACTTGTTAACTATATTAACCCGATGACACTCAAACCATTGGTATATCAATGAAAACTAGCATTTTCGTTCATTAACCCTTTATTAACCCATATCGAGGTGATGGTGATGCATCCAAAAGATATTATCGCTGTTTTTAAAAAGGCTGGCGCTGACTTAACCCTTGACACAGAAGGGATTGTAGCAACAAACGCTAAGCAAGTGAGTGAATTAACATTGCAGTTTGCTAAAGAGAATAAAAGAAGGCTCATTATGTATTTGAAAGGTGAGTATACAGACAAAAAGCATTCTATTTTTTCTACAAATGATCAATTGGTGGATTTTTTCCTTAAAAGGGAAGTGAATAATCCGAAAGCAATTGATGCGTTTTTAAGAAACAATTCAGACTGTGCAGATATGGTCATAAGAAGGATGCAAATTTTAAAAGAGAACGGTTGGAAGTATGAGGAATGCACAGCCAATTATGAAAATGAAGATACGGATTTGTTGGCAGAACTATTATTCAAGCGAGCCATGGCGGATCGTAAAAAGAAGGGAGCATAGAAGGTGAGTGCTCTAAGCTACAAATACACTCCAAAAGAAGTAGACGAAATCTTGAAAACACTGACCATCACTGTGGACACCAGGGAGCAGAAGAACCAGCACGTTCGGGATTATTTTGTTAAAAAAGACATCCCTTTCGTGAACAGGACCATGAAAACAGGCGATTACGGTTGCTTTATTCCTGCCAATCCAGATTACGGGATTATGCGTGACATGTTTGTCTCTGGCTCTGTGGAAAGAAAAAACGGAGTGGATGAATTAGTTGAATCAATTAAAGATCGAACCAGATTTGAAAATGAGTTGATAAGAGCATCAAGAATGCCCTTTACCTTGATAGTTGAGGACGTAAATGGCTATCAGAAAATATTAAACGGCACATATCGCAGCCAATACAAGCCTCAATCGTTGCTTGGCTCGCTCAAAACATTTGAAGCGCGCTACGGGTTTACGACTCACTTTATTAATCCGGCATATTCAGGCAATTACATCTATCACACATTACTTTATTTAGCCAGGGAGGTATTGAAATCATGAGTGTTAAAAAGAGACGATCCGAAAAAGAAACGTGCGCACTTATCGACAATATCATATTAGCGCGGCAAAATCAGAACACATTTCAGTTTAAGTCATCATGCGGCGGGTATGGTTTGATGCTACGTGACAAAAGTAAACTAGCACTTATTAAGCGAATTAGAGTTAAAGAAGAACGCGGTTGGGAATGTGCAGCACCGATTGCCTATAAGGATGAACATTACTTTGTAAAGATGGTATTTAACCGGAAGCCGTTAAGGGAGCAGGTGTGATTATGAGCAAACCAGCACACTATGAATCAAAAATTGATCCACTCGCTTATATGAAAGAAAACATGAGCGCGGCAGGGTACGAAGGCTTTTTGATTGGCAATGTAATTAAGTATGTGACCAGGTATCCGAAAAAGAACGGCTTGGAAGATTTGAAGAAAGCAAAGGACTATATCGAAAAAGCCATTGAACTGTATGAGAAAGAGGAAGAGGGAAAGAAAAAACAGGATAATCATCATAATTGGGTTTGTCCAAAATGTAAAAAGTCCAACAGCCAAAAGATTCCCCCAGGAAGTACATTTACGATATTTCATTGCTCTTATTGCCGTCTACCAATACAGGCGAAGTTCAAATGATAGCCCTAATCTGCATCATTGCTGTGGGAAGCCTAATTGCTGTTGGCACATTACTGTTTTTGAAAGGCGCTACAAGACATGAAGAAACGATGAAGGGCGACGATGGGGATTTTTAAAGAACGTGGGAAAAGGAGGAAATGTTTTGGCCAAGATACTAGATGCTTGCTGTGGTAGCAGAATGTTCTGGTTTGATAAGAGTCACGAAGATGCAATTTATATGGACAATCGCGAATTAAGTACAACGCTGTGCGATGGTCGAACTTTGGAAGTTAAGCCTGACGTATTAGGTGATTTCAGAGATATGCCATTTGATGATGATAGTTTCTATTTAGTTGTGTTTGATCCTCCACATTTGCTAAAAGCAGGCGAAGAATCGTGGTTAGCAAAGAAATACGGAATTTTATCAGTTGATTGGAAGGTTGATATAAAACGCGGTTTTGAAGAGTGTATGCGTGTTTTGAAACCAAATGGAGCACTTATTTTTAAATGGAATGAGGACCAGATTAAAACTAGTGAAATTATAAAAGTAATTGGTCAAAGGCCGTTGTTTGGTAATCGGAGAGCGAAAACCCATTGGATGGTTTTTATGAAATAAATAGTGGCTCCTGCCGCCAAAGGAGGAAATGATGAAAAGATATGCAGTAGGTGTCGCAATACATGACGGTGAGATTGTAGTTAAAATCGTGTGGGCTACAGATGAAATTAAGGCAATGATGAGGGCAGTTCAAGAAGAACAAATTTCCTTCGTTGAAGAGGAACTTGGGGAAGATGAAGCAAAAATTGCGCGTTCTGAGATTGAACATGATGACTCTACAATGGAGTTTTCCTCTATTGAGCAAGTAATCGAGTATTTTTACAAAGGAGATACTCACGTTTCCAGACCAGTGGAAATCCGAGAACATGACCTCCCCACGATAGAAGAGGGGGTAGAGGGAGTGAAGGAGTTGTTGGATAGATACGAGCAGAAGTGGTCTAAATATAAGTAGACAGGAGGGGAAACGGAATGGATAAACCAAAATGTGCTGAATGCGGGAAAGAAGGTAAATTTCTGTTAGTTATTTTTCATCCCACCGAGGGGAAAACGCTGGTCTGTGAAGACTGCTTTATTGTATAAGGCCACTACTGTATAGGAGGGAACGGAATGGGAATGAAAGTATTTAAATTTTGCGAGTGTGATTGGGTTTGTGCGAAGTCATTAGCAGAAGCAACTGATTTTTACCGTGAAGATACAGGTTTAAATTCTGCCGCATTTGAACTTGGCGTAAGTGTGGAGGAACTAAGTTTAGACGAAAAAATCAATATTCCGTTCGACGATTTTACATTAGAAGAAAAAGGACGTGTAAGACTAGGTGAAATGATTTTTTCACATGGCGAAATGCGGGTTGAAATGACACTATCTCGGCTTCTTGAAGTCGGAGGACATACGGAACCTTGCATCATTTATTCCACAGAAGTATAGGACACTATTGTATAGGAATACTCACTCCCCGCCCTGTGCGGGGCATCACATTAGGAGGAACTCATGAATCTAACAAAATTATTTGAAATCCAAAAAGAGCTAGACGAGGCGATCATCAAGAAGAAAGGGCTTGAAGGTAAAGACTTGCTGCAAGAACGAATTCTAGCGCTACTAGTGGAACTAGGAGAGTGCGCAAACGAGTGGCGGGGGTTCAAGTTTTGGAGTGAAAACAACTCACCTAAACCACCGCAATATAATTGGAGAGTCTCAGAAGATGGATTAAATAAAGAATGGATACCTGAGTGGGGATATGAATCTTATCCGCTCCTAGAAGAATACGTCGACTGTCTTCACTTTTTCTTGAGCATCGGAATTTCAATAGGCCATACAGACTTCGAGGCTTGGGAGTATTCTTATACTAAAGACGAAACAAAGCAGTTTCTTGCTGTTTTTGGTCAGATAGATAACATCAGAATAATTTTTGAAGACAAAGACAATATTGAACCAGATGATTGCGTGGTGTATGAAACTGCTTTTGCGCACTTCTTGGCTTTAGGAAAGATGCTAGGATTTACTTGGGGAGAGATCGAGCAGGCATACCTTCAAAAGAATGAAATCAATCACAAAAGGCAAGAAACGGGGTATTGAACATGTCCTCTCCTGTGGACAGCAACAAACTCACCGACGAGGAAAAGCGTGTCATCTTAGATGCAATTGCCTTCTTGGAGCATTACTATTTCAATGCGAAAATGCAACAAGAAAGCGGTCTTAACAAAACGGATTATGAAAAACTCGCCCTTATCAATAGCATCAAAGCTAAGTGGGCACTTGGGATTGAATTGGACTCATGA